CCGGAACTTACGATGACAACACTGACTACAACCTCGCCGTCCTCTTCACCCAATATAACATCACCTCTGAAGCCGTTATGGTCAGCGGCGACGACTCCCTCATCGACTCCATTCCCCCGCTCAATCAAGCCTGGCCCTCCATTCAACCCCTCCTTTCCCTCCGCTTCAAGATTGAAATAGACAAGTACGCCCTCTTCTGTGGCTACTTCGTCGGTCCCTCTGGAGCCTGCCGTTCACCCCTCGCTCTCTTCACGAAACTAGCAATGGCCATAGACGACAGCACCATCCCAGACAAGCTTGTCAGCTACTTAACTGAATTCTCCGTTGGTCACTCCCTCGGACAGTCCATGTGGAACTTGCTCCCTCTCTCCCACGTCTCTTTCCAATCCGCCTGCTTCGACTTCTTCTGCCGCCACGCCCCCCCCGCCCTCAAAGTCGCTCTCAACATCGGAGAAATCCCCTCATCCACTATCGACTCAATCCTCTCAGCCCTTTCGTCCATCACCGCTCCCGTTTGGAGCATGCTCCCTGTCGCCGCTCGTCGTGTTTTTATCGCCTCCAAACGCTCCCCAACCTCCTCTTTCCTCCCCATCGCTTCCCCTAATGAGGGTGAATTGCTTCCGGAATTGCATAACGACCAAGCTGACACTCACATCATTCGCCGCCTCCAAGACTTCCAAGCAAACACGCCTTCTCCAGCCGCCCCTCTACCTCTGCTCTTTGGAGCCGCCCCGACATCCCCGCCCTCCATGGATTTCTCTTTCCTCCTCCCTCTGCTCCAAAGCCTCTCCCGCTCTCATGTGCCATCGATTGCCTCTCCTCCTCAAGAACCTGGCGCTGTCCCTGACGCTGGCTCTCGCGTCATTCCTCCTCCTCAGCTTCCTTCGCCGTCGCCATCAATCGCAACCGCCAAGTCCCCATCTGCTGGTGTGAGCCGCCAATTCCAGTGGATTTACTACGACCTCAACGGCCAGGAATCAAAGATCACCAGCCAAGATATAGCCAACGCCACCCCCATCATCCATCTCTCCACGCCATTCCGCTACGCCAAGCTCATCGAGCTTGAAGCCCTCATCACCCCCATGGCCATCTCATACAAGTACCCCATCACCATCGACCTTGCCTGGACCACTAACGACCAGTCCCTCACCGCCGAGAACATCATGAACACCTACGGCTCCCAACGCGTTTCCTTCGGCGGCCCTCTCGGCATTGCCTCATCCATTTCCATCCCCTGCCCTCTCCTTTCACTCAACCCCATCATCAAAGACTCCACCAAGTACTACGACACCCCCCGCCTCCACGCCAGTTTTCATCAGAACGCTGACTGCGTGGACCTCAAATCCAAGGCCCCCATCTGCGGAACAGTCCTCATTCGCGGGAAGCTGCTCCTCGACTCCCCTTCCATCTCCCCCACCTTGACCACTTAGACCACTCCTCCCAGACTCCGGTCCTTGCGAAGTTTCTTGCCCGTTCTTCTTCGCTCGCCTTTCTTGAACAGGCCCCTTCAGTTTTCCTTAGTTAGCAATAGC